TGGCTGCTGAAGATGTAGCCGCCCTGTTTGGCAAGACTGAAGGTTTCAAAGCTAACGATCCTGCTGTCACTGTTATCCCTGAGGACATGTCTGATGACTTCTGATTTTCAATTCACCGTTGCCAAAGATGAAGTCACTGGTATCTACAAAGGTACGCTTGACATCCAACTGCCTCCCATTTGTGTCACCCGTTACAAGGCTGATAAGAATGACTTCAAGTACGAGATGTCTCGTGCTGTAACTGAAGTTGTTGAGGCTATCATCGAAAAAAACATGGACGACTGATGGCATTTAGATCCAAGCTCGAAGAAAAAGTAGCTGATCTGCTTGTCGATCTTGGTGTCAAGTACGAGTACGAAACAACTAGAGTCCGTTACATTATCCAGCACGTATATACACCAGATTTCGTGTTACCCAATGGTGTCGTGTTGGAATGTAAGGGTTACTGGGAACCTGCAGATCGTCGCAAGATCAGGGCAGTAAAGGAGTTGAATCCTAACCTTGACTTGCGTATGGTCTTCCAGGCACCGTTCAATAAGATCAGTAAGAAATCAAAAACTACATACGCTAAGTGGTGCGAAAAGCATGACATCCCTTGGACATCTTTCCAAAACATCCCCCTCGATTGGCTCATCTGAGTTTCTATTTCATGAGCCATGTGAGGAGTGTGGATCGTCAGATGCCAAGAGTGTCTATGACGACGGTCACACATACTGCTTTGTTTGCCATCATTATACGCACGGTGATGGCGAACCTTCTTCACACATTCACCAAACACAAGGACGCAGTGTGCAAATAACAGGCTCAGCCCAAAGGCTGCAGAAGCGTAACATCTCACAGAAAGTATGTGAGAAGTACAAAATCTACCGTGATGGTGATAAGCTCCGCTTTTACTATCATGACGAATCTGGCATCGTCAAAGGTGCCAAGGTAAAGACAAAGGGTAAATCATTCTCGTATGAGGGTGAAGTACCTGGTACATTCTTCGGACAACATCTCTACCCTACTACTGGTAAACGTATCGTCATCTTTGAAGGCGAGATGGATGCAGCTAGTGGGTCAGAATGTATGCCAGGATGGCCTATGGTTTCTGTACCATCAGGCGCAGCTGGTGCAAAGAAGGCTGTACAAAAACAACTCCCACTGCTGCAAGGCTACGATGAGATTGTTCTCTTTTACGACAATGACCAACCAGGTCGTCAAGCCGCTGAAGAGTGTGCTAGTGTACTACCACCAGGTAAGGTCAAGATTGCCCACCTTCAGGGCGACTACAAGGACGCATCAGACGCCCTCCAAGCCAACGACTCTGACGCTGTATGCCGAGCTATCTGG